AATTTAGAAGCCTCCATAGTGCAATCGTTTATTGCCTCCGGCTTGGGCAACATCACGGGTGATGCCGTAATACATCCGAGGAGGGTCATGGTTAACCCTCCAACTTTAAATAAGGAATATTATGACATTAACAACAGCTAAAATTTTTACAAATACAATTGAAAATCTTGCAAAAGAAAAACAAATTACTCATATGGAAGCTGTCTTACATTATTGTGAAAAAGAAGGAATAGACCCCGCAACAATTAAATCTTTAATTTCAAAAGGACTTAAAGAAAAGATAGAAGCAAACGCAAGAGATTTGAATTTTTTACCAAAGTGTGCTCAACTACCAATATGATAAAATGAATGATAAATTTTTCAACGCAGCAAAAGAAGCTGCAATACAAGGTACTGGAACAGGTGGTCGAGGTAAAGGAAAATTCAAACTAGGCGCAGCACTTGCATATAAGAATATGTTGGTAAGTACTGGCAGCAACAGTTATAAAACACACCCCCTGATGCATAGGAGAACGGAATGGCCGTTCCTTCATGCTGAACAATTGGCACTCATCAGGAATGGGTTGGATAATTGTGAAGGTAAAGATTTGTATGTTGTTCGTGTTTTGAAAAACCTAGATTATGCTATTAGTTATCCATGTGAGGTATGTCAGCAGTTAATCATGGATGTTGGTGTTCGTAATGTGTATTATATTGATGAAAGAGGCGAGTTTGCAACATGGACCCCATTGATATCTATCTAATGTATTGTGCATTAAAGGCGCATTTCAATAGGAAAGATTACGACTTCTTTACCTACAAGGGTAAGAGCCGTGTGTCTAGGACTTCATTTTGGAAGCGTAAGGACAGATTTTTCTTCGTTAAACTTTCCAAAAAATACAATAACTACGACGATATCAAGAATTATTTCGTAGCCAATTTCATTGTAGTACGGGATGGGTATGTTGCAAATTTCACTGATGAGAATTATGAAATTTGGAAAGAGAAAAGAAGTAATTTTTACGACATATTCGCTGAAGAAATCCGGCCGTTTGTAAATGATTTCAATCCAATATTCAAGGTAAAGAAATCAGAGCATCCGCTTCTGTTAAAGGAATATCTTGGTAAGAGAGTATCATTAGAAACATTGATTATTCTTGATGAACTATTGGAATTTACCAAGAGTTGGGACCGGAGTATGGCAGAAGATTATGTTTGGTATGATGTAAATAAACTGCTACAAAAATACAAAAGGTTCTTGACAATTAACAAGAAACAGTATAGAATACAGTTAATAGATTTGATAGAGGAGTCTGATAATGAGTGCTAAAAAAGTTGATGAGAATGATGCTGTTCGTAAGGAGGCACATATGGAAAACGAGATTACGCAATTGAGGTCTAGGGTTAAGACTCTAGAGTATGATTGTGCCGAGTTGGTAAAACAAAATGATGAGTTGGGTGAACGAGTCAGTAAACTCGCTTCACGGCAACCCGCATGGCCCAAGGGGTATCGTCCCCATGCTCGCCGAGATTTTGAACGCCGTCAAGGTGGACGGCCGCAGAGAGGATAGGAACTTGCCGGAGTAGCTCAGTTTTGGTAGAGCAGTTGCCTTGTAAGCATCAGGTCAGGAGTTCAAATCTTCTCTCCGGCACCATATATTTTTGAGGAGAAATATAATGAAAAAGGATTGGTTTTTAATTATATTAGTTGTTTTATTGGCAGCATCCATGTGTTGGTATGTAGGAAGATCATATGCTGCTGATGCTCCTGTCGGAACTAATGTAGTGCAGGGCGAAAAAGTGTTTAAGAAGAAGTGCAAAATTTGCCACAGGTTCACTAAAAACAAAATGGGCCCTGCATTGGGAAATGTTGTTGATAATAAAGCAGGTTCAGTTAAGAAATACAAGTATTCCAAGGCAATGAAAAAGTCAGAGATTATTTGGAATGTATGCAACCTCAATGACTTCTTAAAGAAACCCAAAAAGGTAATCAAAGGCACTAAGATGGTATTCAAGGGATTAAAGAAACAATCCGATAGAGATGCTGTTATCGCATTCTTGAAGGAAAACCAAACAAAATGAAAGTAGAATTAATAGACCATATGGGCAGCGATTTATCAGTAGTAAATGCTGCTCGTGTTTCTTTTGCTAAGGCCCATGAAGAATTTGATGAAAAGACAGACCCCCAACTTATAAACTATCTCGCAAAACATAATCATTGGAGCCCCTTCGGACATGCATCCATACAGTTCCATATCAAGGCTCCCGTGTTCGTTGCTAGACAACTGGTAAAACATCAGGTAGGACTAGTATGGAATGAAGTGTCTAGAAGGTATGTAGATAGTGAAGTAGAGTTCTATGAACCTCTTGCATGGCGTCTTGCTGCAAAGAATAAGAAACAAGGGTCATCAGAAGAAACGACTGAATATAGTCCTGCCCCCGCATATCTTTTTGCAAAACAGTGTTATGAGAATATGTTAAAGTTAGGTATTGCACCAGAGATGGCTCGTATGATTCTACCCCAATCGATGATGACTGAATGGTATTGGAGTGGTACACTATATGCGTTTGCTCGTGTATGTAATCTACGATGCAAACCAGATGCACAAAAAGAGACACAGGACATTGCATGGAAAATCGATGAACATGCGAAAAAACTATTCCCTGTATCATGGAAGGCAATACGAAATTATGAGTGACCGACACAGAGCTCTCGTTATTGGTAATGGTGAATCCCGGTCATGGTTTACTCCCAAGAATTATAGAATGTCTAATGACGTAGTTACTTGGGGATGTAATGCAATATATCGTGATGGTTATGTTGATGCTCTTGTCTCTATTGATTACGCTATGCAACAGGAGATATATGACTCAGGGTATTGTGTAGAAAACCCAGAGTGGCCACCTCGTATTTGTTATTTTGCAAACTGGTCTGTTGTTCCCGCTGGTGTTGCAAACATGTTATTTCCAGAAACATCGTTTTTAGGTTTCCCCGGCCCATTTATTCATAAAAGTAAGAACAGAACTGATAATTGTGTTATATCAGGAAAAGATCCACAGACATTGCGTGAGAAAATTGAAGCAGCAATGGAAATGTATCCACACCTTGATATGAAAGACCTTAAAATGAAAATGGAAAAGGATGTTGGTGTTTGGATTACATATGTAGGTACGAATGATATAGTTGAAAGTATTGATTATCCGGTGGGTTGGTCTGCTGGTAATACTGCACTGTATCTTGCTAGCAAACCTAGTATGATTAAAGAGGTTTATATGTTAGGGTTTGACCTTAGTTCATATGATGACCCTTTGAATAATGTATACAAGGGCACCAAAAATTATCTACCAGCTACTGCAAAAGGATTTAATCAAGTGAATTGGTATAATCAAATGGAAATTGTGTTTAAAGCATTTCACCACATTAATTTTTTTCTGGTAGATTCATCAGTTCAATTTGAAGAAAATAATGTATCACATATAACCAAAAATGAATTATGTGATGCTCTTGAAATTACTGAAATTTAATCAACATAAATAGTAAATGGAACTTGACATTCCATACAAAACAGTATATAATAATAAAATTAACATACGATAACATACATTAACATAAGGAGATATGAAATGTCGTTAGCTCAAATGAAGAAGCAAAACTCTTTGGATAAACTGCTTGGTGCAGCACAGTCCGAAACACAACCCCTAGATAAGAAGTCCTATGTGGATGAACGGATCTGGAAGCCAGAACTTGATAAATCAGGTAATGGTTATGCAGTAATTCGTTTTTTACCGGCAGTAGAAGGTGAAGATATGCCATGGGCCAAACTCTGGAATCATGCATTTCAGGGACCAACTGGTCAGTGGTATATTGAGAACTCTCTTACTACCCTTGGACAAAATGATCCTGTATCAGAAATGAATTCTGCATACTGGAACTCTGGTGTAGAGTCTGATAAGGAAATCGCTCGTCGCCAGAAGCGTAAGCTACAATACTATGCCAACATTTATGTTGTGAAAGATCCTAAGCATCCAGAACATGAAGGTAAGGTTTTCCTATATCGTTTCGGTAAGAAAATCTTCGATAAAATCATGGAGTCGATGCAGCCTGCGTTTGATGATGAAATTGCAATCAATCCTTTCGATTTTTGGAAGGGTGCGAATTTCAAGTTGAAGATTCGTAAGGTAGATGGTTATTGGAACTACGATAAGTCAGAGTTCGAAGTACCGTCAGCATTGTTTGATGATGATGATGAGATTGAGGAAGTGTGGAAGAAGCAATATGCTCTCAAAGAACATACTGCTACAACCAACTTCAAGTCATATGATGAATTGAAGACTCGTTTGAATATGGTTCTTGCAGGAACTACTACGGTAGGAAATGTAACAACTCATATGGAAGATGAGCCTGTAGAAGATGTGGTTGTTGATACCAAGGTAGCAGTTGCTCCCAAGGTATCAGTAACGGTTGATGATGATAGTGAAGAGGAAACTCTTGATTATTTTCAAAAACTTGCTGACGGGTAAACCGTTAGGATAAACACTTTAGTCCCCCTGAGAATTTCTCAGGGGGATTTTTTTGTGTTGTAATTACATTGCGTTTAATTTTTCTACAATTGGATTTGGATTTACTAGAGATTTCGAAGTACTAGTTATGTCAGTTTTGTTAGAACTGACATTGGACGTTGGCGCATTGATTATAGTAGGTGAACTTGGTGTAGCAGCGTTTGCGACCGCTGCCCCAGCTGCATTTATTTGCTCAGCTCTTTTGTCATTAGTCTTTTGTGTTTTCCATTCTTTAAGCTCCATCTTATAATTATCTTGAGCCTTTTGCAAAGCTTTATAACCACCTTCATAGTCTCGTACTCGCATCGACGGCCTAACAGGTT